ATGGCAGTACTAAGATTCATGACATTATTTGTGGGGTGAGTACCGCCAGTAGTAGGTGAGCACCTCAGCAGTGAGGCACCGAATCTGTCGGGTAACTGCTACTCACTCCACATGTAATGTTATACTCAGATTGAAAATGGTGACTTTCTAGATAAGTCAACCTGTTAACATTACAACAAAACAGTTAGGATCATCGATATGACACTAGAGACACTAGAAGAACTTGGGTAATAAAAATTAGAGACACGTCGAGTAACGTCGACTAGTCTGGAGCTGGAACCTTCGATGAATAGAAATGAGATCGTAACTCATAAACAAATGCTCATGAAAGGGGAATAGGATACCTATCTGCATGTATACAGATAAAGATGAATAATGGAGGATACCGTAGACTTTAGATATTGGTAAGTACCGAGTCGAGAGCTTCCGTTGAAACTTATTCATCATCCTACAATAAACTTAAGCAGCACAATGGAGAGTTCGAATGAAGCAGCCAGAGACACTAGAAGAACTTGGGTACAGAATAGACGACCCTGAAAACCCGCCGCCAAAGGATGGGACGCAGATTCTGCTTCGACAGGATTCCTACGGGTATTTCCTTGGATGGTACGATACAAACGTATCAAGGCTACGTCAGCAAGGCATTGCACCTAGTTTCCCGTGGGCGTTCATCGACAAAGATTTCGACCAAGATTGCGAAATAAACGGGTTTCAAGAGGGACCAAACGGACCCACCCACTGGATGCCGCTACCCAAGCCACCCAAAGGAGAATAAGTGATGACTTGTTCCAAATGCGGAGGGGAGATGCACAAGGGCATCGCAACCGGACAGACTATCGTCGGCGGTATGCCAGACTTTGAAGGGGAAAGCCACTCGTCAACCTTCTACTCAGGTGGTCCGGGTGAGATTATACCTTGCATGAAGTGTAAAGACTGCGGATGGTCCGTAAGTCCACCAAAGGAGACTGAATATGTATAATGAATGGTTTAATTTTATTAAACTACGACTAATCGATGTAAACTTAGCATACTCACTTAGTTATGGTTTTACAAAAATAGCTAAACAATACATAGACGAAGAAGGTTGTGGTGCAGTGTTTGCAAGTTTGGAGTTTGACAAATGAAACCATATATTAAGTCAACATTAGTAGATCACATGGGCAGCGACTTATCCGTTGTTAACGCAGCGAGAGTATCCTTCGGAAAGAAAAGTCAATTCGAAGGAGGATCACACCCTTACTATGATCCACTTACAAATATCTTAAATTATAAAGATAAAAAGCTAATCAAATACCTCGCTAAACACAAGCATTTCAGCCCATTTGGGCATGCATTCGCATCGTTCCACGTAAAGGCCCCTATCTTCGTGGCGAGACAGCTAGTTAAACATAAATTCCTACGTTGGAATGAGATCAGTCGTAGGTACGTTGATAATGAACCAGAGTTCTATATTCCTGATGTGTGGCGTGGTAAGGGTGCTAATAAGAAACAGGGTAGCGAAGGTGTGATTAACTTAAATGCGATAGGTCTAGCTGGCAAATCACCCACACACGAGTCTGATTGGGAAGCCAGCTTACTTGAAAGTATTTACGAAGGATACAGTCACACACTAGGTAACTACGATGCAATGATTAAGGCTGGTGTCGCCCCCGAAATGGCACGGATGACTTTGCCACAAAGCACAATGACTGAGTGGTACTGGTCAGGTAGCTTAGACGCCTTCGCTGACATGTACAACCTAAGAGCTAAACCAGACGCTCAAGAAGAATCTAGATATGTAGCCTATCAGATAGGGGATAAAATGCAAGAGCTATTTCCAGAATCTTGGAAAGAGCTAACAAGGTAGCTAAACTATTAGCTCTTTTAGCTCAGTTGGATAGAGCGACCGACTTCTAATCGGTAGGTCCGGGGTTCGAATCCCTGAGAGAGCACCATAATAAAGGAAAAGATGTGAAACTAGAATCTATTAATAGAGATTACTTCACTATATACTTAGTAGATAAATCAGAAAACATGATGGTTTTATATGATAACTTAACCGACAGAGAACTAGCACTTAGCCTTATTGATAATGCGAAAGTAAGAGAGCTAATACTAGTACAAACAACAAGTAAAGTTATACTAACCAGAATTAATGATGGATGGAATGATGGATGTAATGATGGATGGAATGAAGATTGATAAAGAACCATTAGATGAAGAATTTCTTAGGAAAGAAGATAGACTCTTTGACCGAATGGATAAGGCTGCGATAGAGTCAGACTGGGATGAGTATTTAAGGCTCGCAGATAAACACGAAGATTTGGAAATAGAATACAATATTAAACGATACGAATAATTAAAAAAATGATTACAGCTAGTACACAGATACTCGCTAATAAAAGGACACGATAAAAATGACTAAAGAAAAATTCGAAGGCGCACGAGAACGGTTGTTCCAGAATGTTGAATTTAACTACTTCAAGAACAAGCCTGTAAACTTTAAGGGTAAAGATCAATGGGAAGTATCCATCAAAACAAATGACCCAGCACAAGCTGAAGAGTGGGAAAATGGACATCTAAACGTTCGTCACAATGGTACTAGTACTAAAATGCCGACAGAGTGGACATCCTCACTGAATCGTAAAGTATTCAAAAATGATGGAACTCCAAATGAGCCAGTACGAGTAGTAGACGAAACCCGTAGACCATACTCTGAAGAAGAGCGTAAGAAGATTGGTAATGGATCACGAGGTAACGTAATTGTATGGCAGGGACATTACGACAATGAACACGGTAAAGGCGTATCGAAGAGCCTTACAGCTATGCAGATTCCACGAGATATGCTACAAGTATATGAGGGTTCTATGGAGACAGTTGACTTTGATCTAATTGGTGAAGTATCTAAATCTGATGGAACATCCTCAAACGAAGACTTGTTCTAGGATCAAATAGAGTCGGGGAGAAATCCCTGACTCACCAAAAGAACGATAAAGACTTAAAGTATGACGTAAACAAAATTGTAAGTTTTGAATTGAAAGGAACTACAAAATGAACGAATATAAAATCTCAACACTAGTAAACACACGAGTACTGAACTACAGATTCTCGGTTAAGTCTAAGAGTGATCCACAATATGTAAAACTGAGTCAATCAATCAAGGAACATAACCTTAAACAGACTCAAAGAGAACTTGCAGACCTAGAGCCACACTTCCTTCGAATTCGTGGACGTGGACGTAATCCAATTATGTCTGGACCACAAAATTCCCGATCAGTAACCGACGATAACGCATCCTACTTCGATGTATATGTACAACGAGATACAGATGCTATGGCTCGATATCGTATTAGAACTGCAAAGAATAGGGCAAAAGGTATCATCACCACATCAATCAAAAATATTGCTAATCTGATGGTGCCGACACAAGCTACAAACTAATAACTCTAAATAGAAAGGGCTCATCATGCTCATCAAAGAAAGTGAAGTCGAAGTAAGTTCAAGTGGAATGTTGTCAACAGATGACCTAGGTATTAACTTGGACGGTGTTATGTTCGACAGTCTAATTAATGGTATCTACTCAAATAAGATTGCAGCAGGTATCAGAGAATACTCCACTAATGCCAAGGATGCACACAGTGAAGCTGGGATTCCAAACAAACAGTTTGAAATTGGTCTTCCAACAGAAGACAACGCATACTTCGAATGTCGTGACTATGGTGAGTCCTTAACGCATGAAGAAGTGGTACACACATTCTCGGTGCTAGGAAAGTCAACTAAACGGAACTCTAATGAAGTTACAGGTTGTCTTGGCCTAGGGTCACAGTCAGCATTTGCGTATGCAAACATGTTCTCTATCACAACATGGAAAGATGGAAGAAAAAGTGACTATTCATGCTATAAGGGTGCAGATGGACGACCAAAAGTCTCAAAGATTACAGAAGTACCTTCATCAGAGCCTACAGGTCTAAGGGTATCCTACGCGGTAAAGCAAGCTGATGTAGACGCATTCAACCAAGAAGCATCTATACAACTAATGGGATTCGATCCACAACCAATAGTAACAAGAAAAACTAGAACATATAAACCGATTAACGAAAAAGAACTGTTAATTGAGGGATCAGATTGGAAACTTTTCAAAAAAGAAAATGATTCAAGAGAACAAGCAATCGCAGTACAAGGATCAGTAAGCTACCCGATAAATGCAAATAATAAGAACCTAGTATCTACAATGGAAAGAAAATACGATTACAAAAAGAGGACCCCCTACAACTACAACTATTCAGCGTCAAATACTGAAAATATGTACGTTAAAATCGAAAGGTTACTTGAAAAGACTAGTATAATAGTTACATTTCCAATAGGTCAACTAAAGATGACTACAAGTAGAGAGTCATTGGGTTATGATGACTACACATGCCTAAATATTATTAACAAACTAGAAGATGTGATAAAAGACATTGAAGTATCTCTAGATAAAAAGTATGAGAACTTTGATAACCTAGGTGATGCTCGTAGGTTCAATGAACTATCTAATAAAGAGGGTGGGTTGAAAATATTAGAGAATATTACTGGATTAAATATAAGAAAGTGGAAAGGTCAAGAAGTATATAGCACATTCGTGCTAGAAGAAAGAGAAGATGAAAAAGACCTTAAAACTTATATAGGTGAAAGACAATACTCTAATGGTAGATCACAAAATTATCTAAAAGAAGATACAAGGGTTGAAGGATCGGTAAGGTTAATATATTCGGATTCTTATTCTACTAAATTTGGAGAAATAAAATCATCGTTCACTTACCCGACCACAAGACACAATGGTTCAAGAAAAGTTCTACAGATATGTAATATGAGTATAAGTAGTTTGGATAAAACTCACATTCTATTTGAAGTAAGTGACGAGTGTATCAAGTTATCTAAAAATAATCTAATGAGAGAATTCTGGTACAAATTCAATCAAGATAATAAATTTCTATGGGTAAAAGTTAGAACCCTTTCAGATGCGAGTAAGTTTCTAAAACTGATCCACAATAAAAATGATACAAGGGTACATTATCTTCATAAACAAAAACCGCTTAAGCTAGTAAAAGGGGTAAATACATCATCGAATACAGGAACATTAACTGAGCGTACATTTAGATATATAACTCCATTACCTTATTGCATGAATAGCGGGATAGTAAGTGGAAGCTTTGATACAGTAAAAGGTAATATACCAGCTATATTCTATTTTAAGAATAAATTCTATCTTACTCAGGATGATCTTATTAATGATATAAATGGTCAGAATGAGGGTACGACAAGAAGCAATCTATACGAATGGATAAAAGACGTAGATGATAAAATAGCAGTTATAAATAGTAACCAGATTAAGTTCTTCAAAGATAATAGAAAACTATTTATACCTATAGAAGACTACATGAAGAGTAAATGGATTAAGGATAACCCAAACTGGAAAAAAAGTTATGAAACCGTTAGCGGAATGACCAGTGAGGAATCATCTACAGAATTAAATCTAATCAAAAAGCTGATAAGGTTAGATACAAATCTAGGTATAAGGTTAGATAGGTTCAAAGACTCGTTATATAATGACAATAAGGTAAAAACTATAAAAGAAAAACTATATGCGAGAGTGGAGTACCAACGTAAACCAAAAGACTTCCACATAATAATGGAAAAAGAAATAAAGAATGCGGAAAAGGCTAATCATAAATCTACATTAAAAAGAGAAAACTTAGTGATTGATTATATAAAAGATAAGCCAACTCTAAAATTTATGATGACGATGAATACCAATACCATATACGGATCAGGAGAAGAGAACTACAATGCTGCAATGATAGAAGTATTCAATAAAGAAAACAAAAAATGGAAAGAGGTTAAATAATGTTTATCCCTTATGTAATAAATAAAGTGAACGAAACAGAACAAATGACGGTATACCTCGGTGGTGTACCAACAGAGTTCGACAGTTCACACCCTAAATACCATGAGATTAAAAATAATATCTCAACACTTACGGAAAAGGAAGTAAGAGACCTGATTGATTCAGCTAAACAACTTCGTAAAGCAGTAAGTCGATTTGGTAACGTAAAAGTAGAAGATGGTCAAGTAACATACAAAGGTGAAGAAGTACACGGCTTCCTTGCAGACCGTATGGTACAAATGCTAAAAGACGGTATGGATATCAAGCCTTGGGCTCTATTCCTAGAGAACCTGAAAAAGAATCCAGCTAAACATGCAGTAGACGAACTGTACGGATGGCTAGAACATGCAAACATGCCAATCACTGACCGTGGACGCTTTCTAGCCTACAAGAAGGTAAAGGATGACTATACATCGTACCGAAACAACCCAGATGGAACATCGTTTCATAATGACATTGGTACGTTCGTATCTATGGATCGTAACAAAGTTGATGATGATCGTACACGGACGTGCTCATCTGGACTCCACTTCTGCTCATGGGATTACCTACCAAGCTATATGGGTAATAGAGGTAAGGTAGTAATCCTAGAGATTAACCCTGAACACGTTGTATCAATCCCTACGGACTATAATAATGCCAAAGGACGAGCAGCGGGTTATATGATTATCGGTGAGATTCCTGAAGATAAATGTGAACATGCATTCGAGAATACACCATATGTAAGTGTAAATGACATCGAATGGAGTGACATTGAAATCGACGAAGATATTGATTATAGTGAAATCGAAGATGGATGGTATGACGATATCGGAGACGACTACGATGAAGAGTTAGATTACGAAAGTGGCTATGTAGAAGGACTCTATGCAGGTAAGAATGGGTACAGTGACGTAGATATGGACCTATCAGAAGATTGCTTCCATACTTATTTCAGTTACCAGCAATATCTAAATGGATTTAAGGATGGATGGTATAATGGGAATAAGTATGAAGCAGTAAAAGAACCAACATTACCACTAAGCTACAATGACTTTGATAACTACGAGAACTACAAAAACTCTAATTCGCTTATTTCAAGAATAATTAGAGAAATGAATCTATCACAATATGAACTTGAATTACTAACTAAAATCTGGGTATCTACAGATAATGTATAATACTAACTAATACTAAATCGGAGGGAACCTCTGTACATATAATGTGTACTAAGGTTCTCTCCATATTTTTTTCATCGGAAAGGATGTAAAGTGGCTGACCAAATTGAATTAAGTAAGAATGCCTTTATATATTTTGTTGTTACCGACTTAGACACAGAAGACGCACAGTTATTCAAAAATAAGGAAGAACTAGTGGAATGGCTAAGGCAGGATGCAGAAGGCATGACAGATGTATCAGAAATTAATGATTACATGATATACAGAATACCAAGAGCTGAATTCATTAACCCTAGAATGAAAATAGAATTGGAACTTAAATATGACTGATAAGAAAAAATTAACTTGGACATCAAAGACGATAAGTGCAGGTAACAACTCAAAAACAGTTAAGGGTGACGAAGAGTACCTAACAGCGATTATGTATATGGCTCCATATAAACTATCTGGAGTAGGTAATCTTTGTTCAATGGCGGAACTAGCTAAGTGCCATGAACCATGTCTAAATCTATCTGGACGTGGTATATTCAACAATGTACAAAAGGCAAGAATTAGAAAATCTAAGTGGTACTTTGAGGATCGTAAATCGTTCATGGATCAGCTATACAAAGATGTAGAAAGGTTCAAAAAGTTCTGCGAGAAGAACGATGTGATGCCAGCAGTAAGGCTTAATGGTACATCAGATGTTAGATGGGAATTGATTAAGGATGATAAAGGTAAATGTATATTCGAAAGATTTCCCGACATAACGTTCTATGATTACACTAAAATATATAATAGAAAAGTAACAAAATATAAGAACTACCACTTAACATGGTCTTACTCAGAAGCTAATCCAAAATACCAAGTATACTTTAAGGAAGCTAAGAAAGCTAAGATGAATATAGCAGTTGTATTTAGAGATGATAAGTTTCCAAGGAAGTTTCTAAACTGGAAAGTAATTAACGGAGATGCAGATGACCTAAGATTTCTTGACCCCAAGAATAGTATCGTAGGGCTGAAGGCGAAAGGTCCAGCTAAGAAAGATACATCAGGATTTGTTGTAGACACGAGAGTATAATACATGAAAAAAATAAGTGACCCGAAGGCCACCTATCTTACTATTCCTTACCGCCCCTTATAACACCCAACTGAATGAGTTCTGCTTCAAGCTCATCATCGGAAATATCGCTAACATCAATATTCTTGTTTGTTTGGTCGATACGGGAAAGTTTTGGAGTCTCAAACTCGACTAGTTCCTTAGCCAGTTCCTGAGCCTCAATCATCTTTCCTTCTTCCATCAGTTGTAACATTCTAAAACGTAAGAAGTCCAATGCAGAAGGTGCATCAGCAATCTGAATGCGCTCCTTCATAATGTTCCAGTCTTTGATTGACTTGTTCAACTTCTTAGCGAGGACATTCTTCGCCTTTCGTGACGCAGCAGACTTCAATTGCATTTCCCTAGCCTTGTCGGGATCAGTGACAGGTTTAAGGTTGCGTAATGAGTTCGGATGCGAGTTAAAGGGCTTCTTTTCATCAGCCATATCATATTTCTCCTATATATAGAGGGACTTCTCCCTGTAAGGGGACAGTATATTTAGTATATGACTAAAATAACACCACTAAACCTAGTAGATAAAACCGATATCACCACAATATCTACTGTCCCCTAATAGGAGTCATTAAATGGGAGAGCTACAAGAAGAAAGAAATATCATAATGGAAGAGGTTGCAACAGAGTATAACGTAGTAATTAACTCACCATTAGATGACGTAGAGATTGCGTACCTATCGAACTACCTAACCTTATACAACTTCAGTAGGGTAGATTTCAGAGGACTAATTATAAACATCATATCAAAGGATGAGCTAAGAGAGACTGTGAGAATGATAGCATCTTGGCTTAGTCGTATCGGTGCTGATGGAGATGTATTCTGTATTCAACAAGTAAACAACTTTTATACAGGGTATGTATCTGAAGAAGTAAATGAATTACTGAGGAAAATGCCTAATGATCAAACTAAACATTAACGGATATGCAAGGCACGGTAAGGATACAGTGGCAGATATGTTCGTACAGTTTCATGGGTTCAGGAAGACTGACGCATCTATGCTTTATGCAAGAGACATAAGACAAATGGGCGTAATAGAAGGGTATCACTCAGACAGAGAATGTTATGATGATAGGATTAACCACAGAAAAGAATGGTTCGACTTCATTACAGATGCTACTAAGAATGAACCAGACCTATATGTAAAAGAAGTATTAAGGGGTGGGGATATCTATGTGGGTCAAAGAAACCTAAAACAATACTACCAGACTAAACACCTATTTGACGCGACAATATGGGTAGACTCATCAAATAGAGGACTAAAAAGGGAAGCGAAAGAAAGTTGTGAATTGAACCCACTAATAGAACATACATTCTACATAGACAACAGTAAGTCTATTTATGAAACAGGAAAACAGATAGATTCAATTATGAACCTATTAATTAATAGAAAGAATATTCAAAATGATGCATTATGATACAGTAAAAGACGCACTAAATAAAATGACAAACAGAAATGTTGAGCTGTATATGGAGATGATTTGGGATGTTGCAGAGTTCAACAGTAAATTTGAAATAAAGACAGATATTGATCTACAATCAAAACTAGTATGTGAAGAAGTCTTTGAGTGGATGGAGGAACTTCTAAATTATGGAATGACAACTAACCTAATGAAAGAAACTATAGATATTCTATATGTTCTAGAGGGATTAGCTGTAATGTTAATGAATGAAGAGAAGACAGAGTTCGAAGTATACAACGAAGAGAAATTAAGGAAAGCAATAGCCTATATCAATGATACTATATCTAATGTAGCAAACCTGTTTGAAGAATATGAAACACTAAGCGCTTGGAAGAAAGTACACAAAAGTAATATGTCTAAGCTAGACGTAGATGGTAATGTTATTCGTAGAGAAGATGGTAAGGTGCTAAAGTCTGATCTATATAAGCCAGCAGACCTAAGCGATGTAGTGAATAAATATACAACGATTGAAATCCTAGAGGATATCAAGGAAGAATTGACAGAGGACTAATATATGACAATTAATAATTATGAATTTATGACACAGAGCCAACAGCTAAAGATTAGAATGCTGGAGGAAGACTGGGAAGATGGTGTGATTACACAAGAGCAATACAGAGATTTCATTTCTGATATTGAAGATGAGATGGAATGGCAGACAACCCAATAGGTAAAAAGTACGAAATAAAGGAAGACTCATTCACACATAGACTTTATGGGGTTCCAATTGGTTCCTATGAAGTCTATGTTGGTGAATTTGGGTGGGACGATGGAGATATGTACATACGAGTAAGAGATAGGAAATGGAAGTTAAAAGATTTAGATTGAAAGAAATGATTAAGGGATAGATACGATGGAAGAAGATGAAGAAGAGTGGGATAGTGATAATTACACAGTATTCACTGCAGGTAAATGTGAATGGTGTACTAAGGTAATCAACCTAATGGGTAACCTAGGATTAACATTCGATGTAGTATCAGTAAAAGGTAACAAAGAGGCCCTAACTTTTATGGGTGAGCGTGGATTGAAAACAGTACCGCAAGTCTTTAGAGGACTAGAGCTAATTGGTGGGTACGAAGATTTTGTGATATACACAAAACAACTTAACTTGTGAGTAAAAAGAAATATGAACGACTATCAAAAATTTATAGCAACCAGCCGCTATGCACGATGGCTGGAAGAAGAAGGGAGACGTGAATCCTATGACGAAACGGTAGATCGTTACGTTGATAATGTAATAGTACCAGCGATAGACAATGCAGGTCTAATAGATGATGGAACTATTGAAGATATCAGAAAATCGATTAAGAATATGGAAGTCATGCCATCAATGAGAGCAATGATGACTGCTGGTCCTGCTCTTAATAGAGATAACACTTGTGCATTCAACTGTTCCTATTTGCCAGTGGATAACCTAAGAGCCTTCGACGAAGCTATGTATATACTACTATGTGGTACAGGAGTAGGATTCTCAGTAGAAAGACAAGAAATCTCAAAGCTACCTGAAGTACCACTGATTAAGTTCAGTGACGTGATCATTAAGGTAGGAGACTCTAAAGAGGGATGGGCAGAGTCGCTAAGACTTCTACTAGAAACACTATTCAACGGATTACTCCCAAGGTGGGACACTAGAGATGTACGAGATGCTGGTTCAAGACTGATTACATTCGGAGGACGAGCATCTGGTCCAGCACCACTGATAGAGCTATTCGACTTTGTTGTAGCCACAGTTAAGGCTGCTCAGGGCCGTAAGCTAACTTCTCTAGAGTGCCATGACATTATGTGTAAGATTGGAGAAGTCGTAGTGGTAGGTGGAGTAAGACGTTCCGCAATGATATCGCTAAGTAATCTATCAGACCAACGGATGAGTAAAGCTAAATCTGGTGCTTGGTATGAGAACGACAAACAACGTGCTCTAGCGAACAACAGCACAGCCTATACAGAGAAACCAGACATGGACTCGTTCATACAAGAATGGCATTCACTGGTATCCTCTAGGTCCGGTGAACGTGGAATGTTCAATAGAATGGCAGCTATAAAACAGGTAGAGAAGTTTGGAAGACGAAAATCAAAGCTAGAAAACTCTACATCATATATAGCTTTCGGGACAAACCCATGCTCAGAAATTATCTTAAGACCATACCAGTTCTGTAACCTAACAGAAGTAGTGGCCAGAGTAGATGATACATTCGAAACTCTGGAAGATAAAGTATACATCGCAGTAGTTATCGGTACTATTCAAGCATCACTTACTCACTTTCCATACCTACGGGATATCTGGAGAAAGAACACAGAGGAAGAGGCACTGCTAGGAGTATCGATTACAGGAATTATGGACTCTCCATATCTGAGAAACTGTACAGAAGAAGACCTTAATGAGTTGAGAGTTTATGCAGTAGAGGTTAATGAGAAGTATTCTAAGTTACTGGGGATCAAACCAGCAGCAGCTATTACTTGCGTTAAGCCGAGTGGAACTGTATCACAACTAACAGACACAGCATCAGGAATACACGCTAGGTATGCAGACTACTACATTAGAACAGTTAGGGGTGACAACAAAGACCCACTGACAGAGTTCATGAAGTGGGTAGGGGTTCCAAGTGAACCATGTGTAATGAAACCTGACAGTACGACCATTTTCAGCTTCCCAATGAAATCACCAGAGGGAGCTATCAAGGCCAGCGATTGGACAGCACTAGAACAACTAGAGTTCTGGCTTAAGTTCCAAAGAGGTTGGTGTGAACACAAACCATCTGTTACTATTAATGTGAGAGAGCATGAATGGATGGAAGTAGGAGCTTGGGTATATAAGAACTTTGATGAAGTATCAGGGATTTCATTTCTACCGTATGATGATAACGTTTATCAACAAGCACCTTATCAAGAAATAACAGAAGCCGATTATGTAGCGTTAGAAGGAAAGATGCCAAAAGCAATCAACTGGGAACTACTCAGTGCCTTCGAACATGAAGATCATACATCAGGCTCACAGACATTCGCATGTTCCTCTGGATCGTGTGAGATAGTCGATATTAACTAGAGAGAGTGGGCTGGCCGAAAGGCTGGCTCACCTATCATTATAAATGAAAGAATTTAATTATGAACACTTCAAGTGTTTAGATTGTAGGGAAGATTATTCCCGGCTGGTGTTAAATGAAAAGCACAAAGACGACGACCTCTGCCCTACATGTTCCAATAAGAGAGAACAGAAAGAGATTGTTAGCTGTAACACCAGAACAAATTGAGTGGCACCTCATAGCAGGTTATGTATTCATAGTAGTAATGATACTAGGGATCATAGACCCATTGAGATTTATACCACCTAGAAAGGAAGATAATGACTAAACAATTAGTATGGGATATTGAAACCAACGGATTGTTAGATACGATGGATGAAGTATGGATTCTATGTGCAGAAGATATTGACACAGGGACTACATATGACTTCTCCGACCACGATAAAACACTACCAAATATGGACTATGGTATAGAACTACTAGATCAATGCCAACACCACATAGGACATAACCTATTCGGATTTGACTTCTTGGCAATGAATAAGAAGTACGGATGGGAATTACGTGATGATCAAAAAGTAACAGACACATGGATTCTATCCCTGTTAAACTGTTATAAGCGAGATCATAATCACGGACTAAAGGGATGGGGAGAGAAGTTAGGAAACTCGAAGATCGAATTTAATGATTGGGAAAAATACTCACCAGAAATGAAAAGATATTGTAGACAGGATGTACGACTTAACACAGAAGTATATCGTAAACTACATTCAGAAGCTAAATCGTTGATAGCCAGAAATCCGTTGTACTCTAAACGTATCATGATCGAGATGTACGTTTCACGACTAAACATGAAACAACAAAAGGGTTGGGTATACGACAGAGAACTTGCAGATAAAACTATAGAAGAATTAGATACTAAGATGAAGAAAGTTGAACGTGCTATTGAACCTAAGCTCGGACATAAGCGAGTGTGGATTGATAAGGCACCTAAGACACCTAAGTACACATCAAAGGGATGGTATCACTCTATTACTGCCAAGCTACTATCAGAATACCTAGGAACAAAAGTAATTCCAGAAGATGCATTGAAAGATAACCCACCGATTAAACCCGGAGAACACTTCCAGAGATTCAAGGAAGAGAAAGTAACTATGGGTCAGATGGATGATGTAAAGACATACCTGATGGAACAATGCGGGTGGAAACCAAATGAATGGAATAGAACTAAAACTCCTACGGGAGGATGGAAAAACTCATCACCTAAGCTAGAGGGTAAAAACCTTGAAGAGCTGGGAGACGTAGGTAAGGGTGTATCAGAATACTATATGCTGAGACATCGTCGTTCATTCATTGAAGGATTCAATAAACTATCTGATATCAGAGGTGATGGCCGTATCAATGGAGGTATGTGGACAATAGGTACACCTACGTTCAGGGTACGTCACACAGGTATCGTAAATCTACCTAAGAACGACGAGAATGTACCTTACGGTAAGGAGATTAGGTCGTTACTGACAGTAGAAGACGATAGGATGGTAGTAGGCGCTGACTCAGCAGGAAACCAGCTTAGAGGAGCATGCCACGTATTCAACAACCCAACGTTCACTGATCGTATCGTAAACAGTGAGGATGCACACCAAGAGAATGCAGACGCAGTAGGGTGTACTCGTGATGAAGCTAAGGTATTTATCTACAGAGTTCTGTTTGCAACTACTGCATTTGGACTAGCTAAAGCATTTGGTAAGACTGAAGCTTATGCTCAGGATATTCTAGATACTTTCGACAGGGATGTACCAGAGTTCAAGGTAATCAAAGATAAATATGAATCAGAGTGGCACCAGAATGGTGGATATATCTTTGGACTAACAGGTAATATCTTGTTTGTAGAAGAACCACGTAAATGTCTAAACTCTGTACTACAAGATTTAGAAAAGGCCTCATGTGCAGCAGCGCTGTGGTGGGCTGAAGAAGAAATGAAAAAGGTAAACATAGACTACTACCCACTAATTTTCTACCATGATGAAGGAGCCTTCGCTGTAAAGAAAGATCAAGCTGAAGAAGCTGCTAAAATCATATCTAATGGATTCAAAGAGGGTCCAAAGATATTCGGTATAGAGATAATGGACGGCGGTGGCGGTCAAATTGGGAGAACATATGCTGATGTTCACTAGCTCAAGGACAAAACATAAGTACGATCACTTCATCTTCATTGATGCGAGTGGTATAGGACACCAAATAGACGAGTCTAAACTGTTAGAACACTTCTATGAGAATGGAAGACTACACTTAGTATTCGAAGACAATGAACACGTAGTACATAACGAATGGCGTTCAATTGATTACAAATACAATAAACCACAATAGAGAAAGGACATATGGACAATATAACTAAAAGCTACGTCTTCGTAGATGCAGACTCTATTCTATATAGTAGTTGCTATGGAGATGACGTAAGTAATTCTACTATCTATAAACGATATATGGATAGGTTAAACTACATTAAGGTTCAATGCTTCTCAACAGATATGTTAGTGACTGTAAAAGGTCATAATAACTTTAGAGATAAACTTGATCCAGAGTACAAGGCTAATCGAAAACCACTAGAGCCAATTATGAAAGAGCGGCTAAAGGCTGCACACGCTTATGCCCTAGAACTAGGAGCTGTACAAGCAGACGGTTGGGAAGCAGATGACCAAGTAGTATCGTGGGCATATGAAGCCACTCAAGAAGGAATGCCTTGGGTAATAGCAGCTATTGATAAAGACCTATTACAAGTTCCGGGAACTCACTTCAACTATGGTGGGACAGAGAAGAAACCATTAGCAGAAGATAAGAAGTGGAACTTCATAGATCAGAAGGAAGGGGACTTCCGTTTCGCACGTCAACTACTAACAGGGGATACTGTTGATAACATCAAGGGAATTCATAGAGTAGGTCCAGTTAAAGCTGGTAAGGCGCTAGAAGGAAAAGATCGTAAAGGTATGATGAATACCATAGTGGACATGTATAAAGAAGAATATAAGACAGATTGGGAACGTAAACTAATCATGAATTGTAATCTAGTTTACATGAGAAGATGGTTAGATGATGAATTCGACTACAAGGTATGGCTGAATGAATAACGGCCATTGGGAGTTTGAAAGAGAGATGAGCCCTAAAACACATCAGGGATTTGTCTATCTAATAATTAACAAACTGACTCAACGTGTGTATATAGGGAAGAAGAGATACTTCTCAGTTACAACATTACCACCATTAAAAGGTAAGAAGCGTAACCGTAAACAGTTCAAAGAGATGGCGTGGCGATCCTACACAGGGTCGTCAGTTGAGTTAAACGAAAACATAGAAAAGTTAGGTAAGAGTAATTTCTCATTTATCTGCCTATGTGAATGTGAGACACAAGCTGAACTAACATACACAGAGACCAAGTTGCAATTCGACATGAACGTACTCACAGATGTGATGCCTTGTGGAGAAAGGAAATACTACAACAAAGCTATAGGGGCAATAAAGTTCCTACCGCCAAAGGTTGTAGCTGAAAGTACTAGAAACAAGTTAAGAGAAAAAGCCTATCTACTGCCGAGAGGAACATGTACACATTGTGGATACACATGTGACATAGCTAACCTAGCTAGATGGCATGAAGATAATTGTAGAGATAAACCTAATGAACAACCCAACGATATCGGACCCGAGACTTCTAAGGGGAAGACATAGTTGTGAGACATGCGGCTCCAGTGATTCTGTAGGATACTATGAGGATCACTGGACCTGCTTTGGAGCTTGCGATAAGACTTCTTTTTATGACGACAATAAGGGTTCAAGGAAAAGAATGGAAGTAGAAGAGATAGACTTCAATGATATTATCAGTACGCTGAGAGATATCGAAGAACTACCAATAAGAGGATCGAGACTTCGTAATATTCAAAAGAATATCTATGATTTCTATGGAGTACACTCTACCGTAAATGAGGATGGTGATCCTGACCACAGGTATTACCCTTGGACCAGAGATGGAAAGGTAGTAGCGTACAAACAAAAGGTCGATAAGAAAGTAAACGAAGAGGGTGAAGTTACCCAAAAGAAACAATTCTATATGCATGGTGATACACAAGTCATGAATAGAAAAGACTGCGATCTATTCGGTCAACATCTATTTGAAGCTGGCGGTCGTATGCTAGTTATCACTGAAGGTGAAGATGATGCAGCAGCACTACAACAAGCCTACGACAAGAAGTACAATGGACGAAGGTTCCCAGTAGTATCGTTGTACAATTCTAAATCTGATCAAGTATTCATCAATAACCTAGAGTGGGTTATGAGCTTCGAGAAGATTGTACTATGGCCAGATAGAGACGAACATGGTGCTGGACTAGATACTATGCAACGTTACGCAAAGGCTATAGGTATCAAGGCGCACATCGTAGGATGCACTAAGTATAAAGATGCTAATGATGCTTGGAAAGCTGAAGGTGCAGAATATTGTGTATCACAGATATATAATGCACAGGGATACACCCCAGCAGGATTTGTAAAGGGTGAAGAACTCTGGACTAGATTCAAAGAGCGTAAAAATGTAAAGTCTCAACCATACCCGGATTGTCTATCAGAAATAAATAATAAGCTAACTGGTATGAGAGCAGGGGAGATCGTACTGTTCACTAGCGGAACTGGTGCAGGTAAATCAACTGTAACTAAAGAGGTTATGATTAACATCTCAAAGAACAAAGAGAACAAACTAGGGATCGTCAGCTTAGAAGAAGATGTTGGTGAAACTGTAGAGAAGTTCATTGAGATGCAGATGCGCGTAAACTTCCAAGAACTGGGTACAGATGTAAGCGAAGAGCAACAGAGAGAAGCATTCGATGAACTATTTGCATCAGAACGTGTAATCATTCTGGACCACCAAGGATCAGTAGGAGATGCATCACTGATAGATAAACTACGAGCGCTATGTGCTATGGGGTGTACACACATCGTACTAGATCACATTACTATCGCTGTATCAGAAGGTAATGAAGGATTTACCGGGAACGAGGCAGTAGATAAGATGATGAGTGATCTACTAAAGCTAGTAAAACAATTCCCTGTATGGCTCGGTGTGATCTCACACTTGCGTAAGACAGGTGCTGGTGGTAAATCATTCGAAGAAGGTCACATGGCATCTATGGATGACATTAAGGGATCAGGTTCGATTAAACAAATCTCATTCGACATCATAGCATTCAGCCGTAACATGATTGCAGAAGATGATAGAGAGAAGAATACGATCCACTTCAGAGTACTAAAGGCTCGTTTCACAGGTAAAACTGGAGACGCTGGTGCTGCATACTATGATGGGAAGACAAGGCGGCTAAAACAAGCTGCCACTACATCAGCATCACGAGCAGATGAGATGTTCAAGTCTATAGAGAACGTATCACCAGAGGTTATGAAGGAAAGAATGGGATTATAGAAAGGATGCAAAATGAAAGATATATGGATAACAAGTGACACACACTTCAACCATGAAAATATTCTTAAGTTTGAGGACAATCTGGGTAATAAGATAAGGGATTTTCATTACGTACAAGAGATGAATGAGACAATCATACAAAATTGGAACTCAGTAGTAAAACAAGGGGATAAAGTATACCACCTTGGGGACGTAATGTTTGGTAGTAAGGATTGGTTTGCATTGAATTGGCCAAGGCTTAATGGATCAAAGAACTTAATAGTTGGAAACCATGACGATATCAAATACTTAAGTAGTGGTGGATTCTTTAAAAAGGTGTATATGTGGAGACTACTAAAAGAGCACAATATGCTCCTTACTCACGTTCCAGTACATGAAAGTAGTATAAGAAAAGTAGAGTTTAATGTACATGGACATATTCACAGACAAAAAAGTCCAACCAAGAGACACATAAATGTATGTGTAGAAAAAACTAATTACACACCTATAAATATAGATGAAGTTCTGAAGGGTAAATAATGCAGGACATAAAAGATTACTTACAGAAGAAGATAGATAGGATCAGCCCTGACAACAGAAAGTTCAATGGGACTGGAGCTACGCTACTAAGGTTCGATAAAAGTGATAACGACCTAGATGATTATATCAACTCATGCATTCAATCTATAATGTCTTCAATGACTCGTAGTGAGATAGCTGGGATGGCTAAGTTAACACAAGTATCAACTGCTATTGGACAACGTATACTCTCAATGATGGGAGATAACGATGCTCCTTTCGATCAGAGAGTAAGACTAGGTGATCTATTTATAGAAGCATTATACTCTCTGAACTATATCAACGTATATAGGGACCCCTCATTCTCTGAACACAACAGAGAGGCTCCCTATGTAATACACCTAGAGTCAAGGTGGTCAGAACTAGCTGAATACCCACTAGTAAGATCAAAGAAAGACTTAAGGGGAACATTCTCTGAACCACAGAAAGCGACAAGAGCCTGTCTAAAACGAGATAAGTTCACAAAAGAAGATTGGGCAGATATCTCAGAGTCTCAACATATATCAGCGGTAACGAAATTACAATCAGTCGCTCTAAGGATTAACCTAGATGTACTTGAAGCGGTAAAGCTTAACCAAGACAAGTTCATAACTAATGGTAATGTCCAGATACCGAATGAAGGTAACAAGAAACGAATGGATGATCGTTACTATGAGTGGAGACTTGAGGTAAATAGAGCTAAGGGTAAGGAAAGTAAGTTCTTAGATAAGAAAAAAGAGAACTACATTAAGGAAGCAGAACTATGGAACAAGAAGCTAATTGCACTGAAGGCACAAAGTAAGAAGACAGCCTTCACATACACATTGCAAAAGGCTGAACTCTTAAAGACAGAACCAGAGTTCTATCAGAGTATCGAACTAGACTACAGAGGAAGGTTCTACTACTCAGAAAGCTTCTTCAACTTTCAAGGGACTGACATGGCTAGAGGACTCATTGAGTTCACAGAAGGAAAGCCAATAGATGAACGAGGAAGAAGGTGGCTTGCGATACATACAGCGTCTTCTTATAATGAATCCTACCTAATAGATGAGTTACCTGAATGGTGTGAAGAAGACTACAAAGAGTATCTAAAAGACGAAGGTCTGGACTCAATCTCTGTCGATAAGATGACTATGAATGATAGAGCTAATTGGACAGAGAACAATTACGAGAGGATAAAGGGTTATGTCAACCGAAAAGAAATACCAATTAAAGCAGAAAAACCTGTTGTGTTCTATGCATGCTGTGTGGAATGGACAGACTATCTTAATGATCCCACAGGTCACATATCAAGACTTCCAATCCAAATTGATGGTTCAAACAATGGATGGCAGCATCTTGGAGCGATGTCGAAAGACAGTAAAACTGGTTCACTTGTGGGCCTCGTTCCGTCTAAAATCCAAAGGGACTTCTATGTATCTACTGCTAAAGAACTAATAAAAATTATGCCTGATTGGTTCGCTGAGAAGCAGATGCCAATGAAGCATATTCGTAAGGGAATTAGTAAACGTGGTAGTATGACAAGGGCTTACTCGGCTGGTGAAAAGACTATGGCTACCAATATGTATGCCGATTGTTACCAAGAGGACTACACAGAGAAGTATGGGATCAGTGTTGATGATTGTAATAAACTATCACATAACCTGATAACGGCCATCAACAGAGTATGTCCCGGACCTCTGGAAACTATGTCATACCTACAGAAGCTTGCATCATTTGAGATAGGAACGTACACAATATATCGAGATGGGAAGGTAGCATCTAAAGCCTACCAGAAGATCAAGAAGATAATCAAGGAACTCAAATGGAAGAAGATTAAGTCAGAAGAAGAACTAATTTCTCTGTCAGATGCAATCAACGAACAATCACAGTTTGAATCTAGACTTGTACATGGTAATGGTTCTAATACACTGAGGTGGGTTACTCCATCAGGGTTCTATGTGATCTATGAGAACTTCATTCAGAGATCAATAAAGTGTAAAGGGACTATTAATGGCATCGGAAGGATTACACACGTAGCCTTCGAAAGAACTGAGATGCCTAATGTAAAAGGATACATGAGTGGTATCAGTCCTAACTTCGTACACTCAATGGATGCTGCCCACATGGCTATCATAATTGATAACTGGGAAGGTACATTCACAGCAGTACATGACGCCTTTGCATCACATGCATCAGACATGGATGAACTGCTGAGAGTAACAAAAGAAGCATTCATAATGATGTATAATAAGGAAAACTACTATGATGAAATCGAACAAACAATGCTCAGTAACAGTGAGAGTCTCACAGTCGAGCAGCCAAGTATTGGTGAACTTGATGTTTCAGAGATACGAGACTCAGATTACTTCTTCGCTTGAAACAGTTGGATAGATAATGAATAACATAGAAATCAAACTAGATACAGTAATCAAGAAGAAGAACCAACAAGAGTGGACAACAGAGTCAAAAGCAACTTGTGAAGAGTTCAAGTTGGAATTCAGGGGTAATGGATTCATAATTAATCAGCTATTGAAGGCTATACCTACTAATCCAAGCCACTTGAGCAGGGTTGTAGAGATAAAACGAGCTGACATACCTGTGTTCGAGTTAATGTCGCTAAAACGATGGTTATTCCCAGTGAATAAACAACCGGAACAACTTAAGAGAAAAAATTGGAAGAGGAAAGAATAATGAAAGAACATGTAAACTATAACTTCATGGCTCTGCAAGGAATTGATATCGATGATGAAGAGTACGCCAAAGAGTTTGGAGCACCACCTAATCTAGCATACACTCCAGAATTGAATAACTGGATGCTTAACTACGCATTCGACAGAGATGTACAAGAACTGAAAGAAGCGGGACTTACTGAGTCAGAGGCTATCGCTCGTGCGAATAAGAGCAGAGATGCAAGTAGAGCCGAAATTAGACAAATGGTGGCTGAAAGGGGACTACTGAAATGAGTAGTGCAGAAGAAGACCTTGAGTGGCTAATTCAGGCAGCGTATGAACATGGACTAACTCATGGATTTACTATTGGTAAGGCTAGATCACCTCGGCCAGAGGATGAGAAAGTACTTAGAGATGTAGCTAATACAGTTCGAGGAAAGATATCCGAAGGACTTAAGGCTACTATGGCGAACAAATGAAAAAATATGGACCTACTGATACTCATTGCGAGTACTAGTAGGTCCAGTTTTTTTTCGATAGATGGGAGTTGATCCCTTAGATTTATTTAGAAGCCCGACAACAATCAATAACTAGTGCGCCCAGAATTGAAGTGCTCCCAGTCCGGTTCTCTGTTCCTGAGCTAGAACCTTGTCTCGTAGAATTTTACGATTACGATTAGTTTTCTCAGTGAACAGCTGAAGTCTACCCATGAGTTGAATCCTCTTTTCAACAGCAGAAATAATTGCTAAAGCCTCTCTAGAAGTAATTAACTCTGGGACGGAATCACCATTCAGGAAAGAATCACTATTTATATTACTAGAACTGATTTCATTGAAAATCTCATAGAGTTCAGCTTGTAGGATTGAAGCCTGAGTACTGACGTACTTCTGATACTCACTAACTCTATCCTTAGCTATCTGAGGTTTATCGCTATCCTTACGAGCCATAATATTATTATCTCTATAGACGACATTACGATCAGGATCGATTGGGAATGCCGCAGAAATAAACGCCTTCATGGCGCTCCTACGGGCTATAAGATTACCACCAACAGGAGTCCACTCTGGGTCCATAAGAGAGTGCATGTAATCGAATGTACCATCCTTAAACGTCCACGTCTTATCAGGAGCGGACTCAAGGACTCTTTTTGTATCATCCTTGAACTTTTGGTACTCTTTCTTAGCCTCTTCAATGAAGTTCCAATCACGAGTAGTAATATCTACGAAGTTCTTATTGACTTCTTTTAACACTGAATGATAGCTATTAGCATCAACCTTATACGCATCATAGATTTGGAACACATAAGGCTCACCATTCACAGAGTCATCGGTAATAACTTTCCAAGAGTTACCTGAGAATGTACGAGTTACAACTGCGGCATCCATAGACTGCGTAGGGATAACAGACGAACGACCACGAACGTATCCAGCGGCCTCACCGTCCTTCTTAGCAGCACTAGATGCTCTCATTGGAGAATCTTGTAGATTCATTGTTGCATCGACATTATCACTACGAACTCTGATCTTAGAAGTCTGAGTTTGTGACTCATCAGGACGACCTTGTCCGAGAAGAATACGGTGTCCAGATGGACCTCTGATAGAGAACAGCTTGTCGAACATGGCATGCATGTAACCCACGGAGCGCATAACGCCTCTAGCATTAAATGTATCAGTTCCAAAGATTTCGAACAGAGCATGTACTACACTATCATGTGCAGCGTCCACTAAGTTATCCAGAGTGATACCAGAAGCTTCAAGAGATTCAATCTTGGAATTGATATCTGGCTGTGCTGTACGAAGTTCAGGTATGTGCTTCCTGATCTCTGCCTTTAGGCCAGCAAGCTCTTTACCATATGGGAATACCATAGTAACTGTCTTGTTGATTGGTCTAAATGAGGCTACAGCCTTAAGGACATCTCTGATGTTCTCTGTTTTACCAGAAGCCTTATCAGAAGGTATAGTAGGAGTAGGTGTAGCGATAAGTCTATCAAGAATTATCTCTTCCATCCAATCTCTGAGGTCACCATTATTAACTGCTTCCTCAGAACCATCATCACGAAGAACACCTACCCTGTACGCCAACTGCAAGTTACCCAACATAGCGCCTTGGTTAGCGACACCGTTGGTCTTACCGTCGATATAACCGTTTAAGTGTGTCTTGAATGGCTTACCTTGATCCATAGCATCGTTGAAGTTCTTGAAGTCTATCAGGGCATCAATAGCTGCGATAGCATCCTCTCCCTTTCTCTTTAGGAAGGGTGTAAGGTTCTCATCTTTCTTAATGAGCATAGTGAACTTCTGTAGACTCTGAGCCATATCAGGTGTGGCAGTACCATTAGCAATAGCTTCCATAGCAGGTTCCAAGGAACTAGCTGGGAATGCCTCATTGAGAGCATCTTCAAGAATCTTACCCCAGCTATAGTACATAGCTCGGTTATCTTGTAGATCAGCCATTCTACCCTTTGGAAGAAGGTTATCCTTACCGAAGTTAAGTGCTGCGATGTTCATGTATGCATCATACACTCTACCACTCCTACCTCTTATGATAGCTGGCTGTATGGCACGAGTAACAGCACGAACAATCTTCTTACGAGTAGGATTGAACTCAGTCTGCTGTACCATTTGACGACCAGCGAGAGGTTGCATAGCATATGTCAGGTAGTTTACACCTTTACGATACATAGATAGTGTCTTAATATCTGATGCTGCATCATTCTTCTTCATCCCGGTGATCTTGACCGCTGTATCAACAGCCTGAGCGTGTTCCATACCATCGAGGTCCATCTTTTCGCGGACTAGTGTATCGAAGGATTCACGGCCAAGACCAAACCCATCACCAAACACATCATTTGGATCGCCTATTTTACCAAATAGAGTGGGAAACAGCAACGTCATTGCTACACGCATACGTCGATTATCCACTACGTGACCAACACCTTGTTGGTTATAGATGGCTTCTTCAATCTCTGATAGTGTTGAATACGATGGGTCTTTACTATTACCACCAATAGCTCCCTTCTTACGGAAAGCTGGTCTAAGCTGCGCCTTATCAGCTTGTAGACCGTCATGTGCTGGGTGGCTCTCTGGAGCAATATTGATACCGAGTGCTTTCTGACGGAACTCCCTTGTATGCTCAAGTACATCAGCGCCATAAGGAGTCAGTCTGAATCTCCAAGGTGCGATCTCACCATTTGCATCGGGTCTTCCCTTATCATTTACTCGTACCTTTTCCATTGATACCATCTCAGGATTAGCTTCAGCGAACGCCAGAAGGTGTTGCATACCTAAATCTTTGTTCTGTAGACCAGACATCTTAGATGCTGTAGTCTTACCTTCCTTTTCAGCATTCCACCAAGTACCTATAGCCCTACCTGTGCGTTCTGCAGCATCGGCTGGGTTGATAAGCTCGGTAGAGTACATACCCTTACCTTCTTGATCATTATCATCGATGATATCATCCTCATCGAGGATATTAACCTCATCCTGAGCACCTAGGAACATCATATCGAGTTCGTTCTCTGTGGCGATCTGAGCTGTAATCAAGAAACGAGGATCAGGTGTGGCGAAGCCAGAAGTAGGATCGACAACTAGAGCATCAAGATTACCAGACATTGTCTGAAGAATTGTATTCTTCTTATCTTCGACACTCTTAACGATCTTGTACCGCTCTCTCTTAGCTGCATTACGTTCTTCTTCATCTAGAGCCAAATCAATCTTCTTATTGGCAGCGATGTAAGCCTCACGGTTAGCCGTGTCCACCTGTGTCCCTGAGAATGTAACGCTACCCTCAGAGCTATTTGATGGGTCCATACGAGCAGCAGTCCGCTTGGCTCGGTTGAGCATTGCAGCGGGTGGTGACTCGTTGGTTAGTTTGTAAGCTGGTGCCTGTGGCTGAGGTATACTACCCTCTGTCTGTTGACCAGTTGACCTCCAATCATCGAACGTAGGATTTAACTCTCCAGTACTAGCTGGACCCACGCGCTGACTAATCGGAACAAGTGTATCATCCTCATTGAAACCAGTAACACGAGGGCTTAGTGGCTCACGAGTTTCCTGTTCTACAGGAGCAGCCTCGGCCTCTCCCTGAAGGTCTACTGACTCAGAGAGAGAACCGATTGTGCTTTGTAAAATAGTCTTTAATGATTCACTAGGTGTTGGCGTGGATGTCTCGCCTCTTTGTAGTTTCTGAGCTTCGAGCCCAGCGCCTATTCTAGCCATTAGCTATCTCCTTGTTAACGTTTGATGTCAAAGTCAACTCCTGCTGCATTCTGGACCATCTTAGTGAATGGACCGAGAACAGGTGTTGCCCTCATAGCGTTGTACTGTGCCATGTCAGTGTTGCCTTCATATGCGTAATCAGCGGCCTTGAGTAGTCTACGCATAGGACCCATTGCTGGCATCTCATCCGTAACCATCTCGAACGTATTCTGAATCATTCCATTATCCCTCTTCTCGAAGGTTGGCCATATGAAGTTTAGTGCTCTTTCTGACTGACCAAGTAGGCCAGATGAATTGACAGCACGACGAAGTTTCTCAGTACTGTTAAGGTAAGGTGATGGTTCACCGTACTTCAACCAGTCTTTCAGATACTGTGATGCGAAACCCATGAAGATCATGGATGTCATCATTGCAAACGTATTGTACTTCATTGCAGGACTACCACGTTTCACATAGTCACCCCAGAGTCTAGGGATGTGGTTAGCTGTAAAGGTAGCTATATAACCATTGAACTGAGTGAATAGTGCTAACCTTGGGTCTTGGTATAGCAGAGGGCGATTAGCCGTGCCGGGAAGAGCCACTGTCTGATTAATGAAGTTGTACATAGCCTGATCTTCATACTCTTGGTACTGTTGTTTCTGCTTAGGAGTCATAGAACCTTCGTCCATAGCGTAGAGAGTGATATACTTATCAACTGGTACACCGAGATTGAGTAGCTCCTGTCTAGAGAACCTATACATCTCACTCTTGGGATCACTATTCTTAATGATCTCTATGTGATCTCGTGTGTAGTCACCAAATTGAGCTAGTCTCATAGCTCGGTTAGCGTTGGTAAGGTCGTGTAGGAAGTTAGCCTTGAAGAAACGATCAACCCAAGTCTTGGCCCAATCGCTCTGCTCTGTAGCACCAACTGTAGATGCTGCACCAGCCTCTTGTGTCATATAACCAAGATGCTGTAGAACCTTCATGTTCTCCCCCTCTGGGATATACTCTCTTCCTGTAAAGACTTCATTACCTACTCTATGTAGATACCTACCCATACCCTTAGCAAGCTCCATACTCATAGGCATGATATTACCAAAGATTTGTTTCTGGGTTAGTCCACCCGCTGTCAACATCAACTCTACAGTAGAGGAGAGTGCTGATAGTGGTAGTGATGTAGCTAGTGACCACAACAATATAGTACGTTGAACACCAATAGCACGTTCACCATATGAACCTTTAGGTGGTCTCTTATAGTTACCTGACTGAGCCTCTAGATACTGCTGGATGGACTTAGCCATCATATTGATTTCTTTCTTAGGGACACCCTGCTTCTCAGCTTCCTTGAGTAGCTGTGTTACTCTCCAGTTATCCTTACCCACATAATTGTGGAATGTCTCAAATCGTGCAGCCATACGAGCCCCTTCCTTGAAGTTATGGAATGGGTCTTGATGGAAGAACTCAGTGAACTTAGGGTGCTGTGAGAGTGCCATAGTACGCTTCTTAGCTTGTGTAGCTGGAATGCCTTTAGTAAGTAGATCGAATACTCCTTCATCCAGACCATCTAGTGGTTCACCATCTAGTATCTTATTAGTAAGGTCTGTAGCAGCAGACTTAGACATGGATGCCTCAGAACGAAGTAGCAGTTCGAAGTCAGCACGTTTATCTGAGACGATCTCTCTGTTTATGGCCTTGAACTTACCGAAGTAGTTTCTAAGCCGCTTGATCTTCTCTTGCGGTTGATAAGGTATAGTCATTCCAGTAATCGGGTCGATAGAATCCTTACCATTCTTGTTCCATGCAATGTTCTGACGTTGACGCATGATAGAAGCTGCCTTCTGTCGTTGCTCAACAAAATGACGAACCATGTTCTTATTAGGGTCCTTAGAGTACTTGTGCCATACATCGCTCTCAACTCCGTCCCACCGAGACCAGTCGAATGCAGCATTAGCTTGTTGTTCTGACATCTTAGGGTTAGCTTCTAGGAAAGCATTGTAGGCTGTATCTACTTGATTTATGATACTTCCAAACTTAGCCTTAGACGCAGAGTCTCTAGCACCAATAACTGGATTACCCTTAGCTAGTCCTCTGTAGAATATCTTCTCAGAGCTACTATCACCAATTAGGTTAACATAGGACTGATTGAGGAAGTGCATAGACTCCTCGTAAGTTCTACCAGCCTTAAAGCGACCAACTGTTGCGCCAAACATAGCACCTAGTTGTCTGTAAGAGGTACTCTTTATCAGAGAGTCCTTAGCCATTCTAGCCCGCATCATCCCACGCCATAGCATAGGTAAGTTCTTGAATGAGTCTACGGCTCTCTCGGTCATATCGCGACCCTTATTCTCGAGTACGTGCTCCGAAGCCATGTCAATAATCTCAGTACCAGTCTCATCACTACGCTTCATACTGTCCAAGGTTTCCCCTATCTCAGAGTTACCTTCTAGTTTAGCCAACTCACCTTCGAAAGAACTTCTATTTGAGTCTCCACGGTTCCAAGCAGCATTGGCCCAAGAACCAGTTTCAGCCACGCCACCAGCACCGCCAAGTGAGCCACCAAGCGCCCCACCAGCAACCGCTGCGTTGGTGATACGATCAAGGAATTCAGAATTGAATTCACCGTGGTCAAGGATACCGAAATTCTCCTCGTTCCAGTCTTCACCAATCTGAGCCAGAGTTTCTTGAGCAGCTTCAGTAACTGCCTCCGACCCAGCACCCTTAGCAGCACGATTGAGCAGAGCACGAGTAACATTTCTTGCACTAAGTTGTTTAGCAATGATGTTATCTGCATCTTGTACCAATCCCATTAGTTCTGTTTTTGTAGCCTTACCGATAGTGGCTCTAGCCTGTGTACGAGCAGAAGCAGACGATACACCCTTAGCAACTAATCTAGCCGTAAGTACATCTTCCCCTTCCTTAAGTACCGCCTTAAGTGTCTTACCACCAACCTGAAGACCTTTCAGACCTACTCTATCCATAGCTGCTTGTGCCAGTCCAGAGGACATAGCTACCTGCCAGTTCTTCTCATCTTGTGAGTTGTAGACCTGACCAGCATAGACTGCTGTAGTTGACGAAAGTCCGACGATTGTACCACCGATTGCACCTAGGACACCACCGACTGCAGTACCAAGTACTGGAGTTACCGCTGTACCAATTACTGAACCAGCAACACTACCTGCGACTGCTGTTGCAATCGTATTGGCCATGTATGGTGAGGACATTGCTGCGTTGTTAGCTACATAACTAAATGCATTACTAATAGAGTCAACATCCTTGTAGTCGATAAGTACTTCAGGCTTCTTAGCAAGCTCTCCCTGCTTATAAGCTACAGCTATTTGTCCTTGTAGCTCCTTCTCACGGTTTCCCGTAGCGAACCCTATAGCTTGTTTCATGCCAGAGAATCCAGCACTCATACCGAGTAGGGCTGTGTCGAAGGAAGTACTAAGTGGTGATAGCGCCTCATTGTCCAGTGTTCTATCAAGATGACGAAGTGTTACGCCAGCATGTAGGTCAGGATCATACTCTGACTCATCTAGAGCCAGTGTCTTGAAGTTAATATCACCATTACTATCACGTATTGAGTCTGAGATAACGTCGAAAGCTTCCTGAGATGCTTCATCTCTCTCGGCTCCCGCGTTTCTCTGTGCTGTACCAATAATCTTCTGATCGATGTAGGTTTCGTCAGAGTATGGGTTAGCTCGTGTTAATCCTTCAGAGGCCAGCTTGTAGCTGAGTCTCTCACCAGTATCAGGGTTAACCATATCACCGATAGAACGGCCATATTTATCTTTCTTTCCTGATCTGTAGACATCTGTGAAACCACCTTCCTGAGCAATCTTAGCCACACCTTGATGGTAAGCTTGTCCTGCTGCATGGTAGTCGGTATCATCAGTGTAGTCACTTGAGTGAGCTACCTCTGGTGTGTTGATGTTGTCAATACGAATGGACTCTCCGCTTGAAGTACGGACTGTATCACCATCGATGAACATGTTGTCACCAGCAGAAGCGTCGAACAACTTTCCTACAATTTTCTTAGGGTCTAGGGTAGAGCCCATTGCGTATCTCCTTTATAATTATTTCTCAGAATTTGTAGTAAGAGTAACCTTGAGGAATGAGTAGAACCCATCCTTCTTTGTATACTCATTCTTATCTACAGGATCGAGAGCTTGATATGCCTTATAAGCATCAGTCATGAATGTATTAATAACAGTACCACGATCTAGCTTACCTTCTTTAGCTACATACTCTTCTTCTTGAGACAACCAATTAATGATGTCTCTATTCAGTCCAGCAATTTGATCTGGCTGTAGCTTGTCTCCGTTAGAACGTAGTTCCTGTGTCCACTTAACGTCTGGACGCATATACACGATCTGGGAGTCGATGAAGGGCAGTAAGCTCTTTACTGGAGCATTACCATTAGCTTGTGACCAACTCTTAGCTGAGTCATAAGCATTAGCTATAATACGAGAACTAACACCAGAGTCCACATCAATTCCAAGTTCCTGACGGAATGATTCAATATAGTCTTCAGCTATATTAGCCTCTGCTTCTGCTGATGCCTGTAGGAATGGAGTATTGTATTCACCTTCCACTTCAGCATCTGCACTAATCTTCTGAGTAATAACCTTACTATGAAGGTCAACTGACTTCTTACGGATAGCCGCGATACCAGTTGCATCCTTTGGATCGTTTGGATCATAAACCATCTCAGCGCCAACCTCGTTTCCTTGGAAGTCGATGTAAGTCTTATTACCAGTTGCGTTGTTAGTAGCTTCGTAAACGATCTTACCATTCTTAGTTACCTTTCGCTTAGTGCGATCATATGTAACACCAGACTTAGCAGGATCAGTTACAGCAACAAGTTCACCTATATTACCAGATAGGCGATACTTCTCGATAGACTTGGGTGTGTACTTACCCTGACCAGCTAGTCTGTTGGAGATGTCAGAACGATTAGTAAGTCCCTCTGCAGCTACACCGAAGCTCCAACTCATGGAAACCCCGTGGTCGTAACCAGCAATACGACTACCAACATACAGTAGGGCAAAACGATTAAGGTCCTGACCTGTGATCCCGAATGTACGATTGATCCAAGACATAGCCTTAGCCCAACCAGATGGGTCTTCTTTCTTTACTGTATCTACATCTGCCGCAGTAACTTTAACATTACCACCGCTTGGTGTTGGGACAGGCGGCTCGGAGTCTACCATAGGAATACCATCTGGTCCCTGTGGAGTAACAAGCTCATCAGCTACCATTTGGCTCTGTTCAGCCTCTTCAGCAGTAATAGAAGATGGATCGATATCAGTATCAACTACTGGCTTACCTTCCATGATAGCTCGCTGACGCTGACGTACTTTGTTAGCCTCTGCAATATCTTCCATGTTTCCGGGATTTACACGATCACCATTCTCATCGATAACTCTTGAACGAGTTTTAGGATTTCTAGTTTCATGCTGTAGATCACTGTAGCCACCATATACACCCTCATAGTCTCCCATTGAGAGCGTTGAGGAGCCGAATGATTCCATATTATACTGGTCTAGGTAATTCTGAATACCCTCATCAGTTGATAAATCCTTAATTGTCTCATTCTTTTCTGGTGGAATGACGCTCTCTTCGAACATCTCTGGTACTACAGGTGATTCAGGTGCTTCAAGGTCTGGGATACCAGTAGCTATCTTAGGAACTTCATCATATGTAGAGTTCTTGATTTCTACCTGTCTGTTCATCGCATCTACTCCCTTAAGCCCTAGGTTCCGTAGTTGAACTAGTGGGTTTGTCTCTCTAGGTGGTAGTACAATATCATTCCCTTGACCCTGTGGCATAGGAACCTGATACGGAGTTGCCATTTGTTCGTTAATCATATTAGGTGTGACTAACTCTTCCCCTTCCTCCAGTTTTACCATAGAAGGAGATTGATTCATTGGTACTTGTTCCCTCTGGAATATATTACCAATCATTTTAGAAAAGTCCATTATTCTTTCTCCTTCTTACGTTTAATTTTGAATGACACTGGTCCAGAGAATTGGACAGGTCTTAGTGGTGGTGGTGCAGCTACCTTTGGCGGTGGGTCAGACTGGCCACCTCCGAATAGTGAGGACACAGCCGACTCTATAGCCAAATCTTTGGCTGAAACCAGAATTCCGTCTATAGTCTCATTACCTGTTATAACTGGTACTGAATCTGGTACTGGTGGTACTGAATCTGGTACTGGTGGAACTCCCTCTGCTGAATTGTATTCATCAGATGCACGACCTTCTCTCGGAACTCCACTTACAATAGGTGGAACATAGTCTTCCCCCAGATAGCTTGCTGAGTTTCTCATGTGGTCTTGGAAGTTAGACGATAGAACTTTATCGGTAACTGATCCCGGAGCACCACCACTATTCTCGTCAGATGCGTTAACTGCATCAATATTACCAGCATTAATAGCAGCATACATTGGCAGTGTTCCCATACCAGACTTCAGTCCGCGATCAGATAGATACTGTCCTGCAGCCTTAACTTGGTCTGATACAGACATATCCTTAGATACACCATATTGTTTTCGTTGTGGTTCACCCCATTGGATAAGACCACGATGCTCACCCCACTTTGTAGTAGGGCCTTTCTGCCAAGGATCATAGGTTCCACCAGTCTCATACCCGATAATACCGAGTAGGTCTTGTGGTGACCATCCTCTGGCTGCTGCTTCTGCCTTTACGGCTTCAATCATTTCTGCTGATGGTTTACCCATGTTACTTACCTGCCAGCTTTTTACCACCAATCAAAGCAGCACCAATAGCTAGTGGAGCAGTGATGGGGTTAGTCATTGCAGAGGCCATAAGTCCAGAGCCTAATCCAGATGCAGCAGCGCCACCAGCAGCGGCTCCGGTTGCAGCGGCTCCTGCACCAGCGGCTCCTGCTCCTAACGCACCAGCAGCACCAGTAGCGAGTGGGGCAGCTGCAGATGCGGCAGTTGGAGCCAGCTTAGCGAAGAGTGCTTCAGCGCCTTTAGTTGCAAGTTTATTTGCTCCTGCCGATGCAGCTTGCATAGCGATTTTCTCTGCAGGTCCTACCTGACGTGTAGGTGCTTCTGCCTGTGCTGCATTATGCTGCATTGTTGGCATAAGAGGAGCGGCTGGACCTCGTTGTTTTAATTTTTCGAAAGCCATTTACTTTCCTCCTGTTGATATAGGCCTACCAGTTGTAGGCGTTGGTGCTAAAGATAGACCCATAGGTTTCATTACTGGACCATTCGGAGCCATAGTACCACCACCAAGTGCTGCCATAGCTGGTCTACGTTCATTAGCGCCTTGACGCGCTGCAGTAGCCATAGCATTCTTAACATAGTCAGAGCCAGATATAAGTTCCTGCTCTTGAGCTTGTTGTTGATCCATGAAGTTATTAAACCCATTAAGGGTTGAGTCTACATTGGACATATCTGTTCCACCAGTATTACCTAGTGACATTAGTGGTGCAGTAGTGGAAGTGGCCTTAGCTAAATTTGATGTCGTACCAGATGCACTTCCACCGCCAGTCCCGCCGCCACCACCCATAGCTATAACATTATAGGGGTTTAAGCACTTTAGCATTACTTACCTCCAGATTTAGACTTAGTATTGGAGACCTGCTTTTGATCTGTCATGAGTGGTGTAAATACTTGCATACCAGTTAGGTAGTTCTCAAGTCCTTTAGCTTCGGAGTCAAGTCCTTCCTGAGCGATATCTCTCTGTACGCCACCCATATTCAGGTAGGCATCCAGTAGACCAGCTTCTCCTGTACCAGAGTTCATCATGGAGTCTGCACCCCACATAGCACGTTCCTTGGTAAGATTGCTTTGGTCGTAATCGAGCTGTGCCATCACATTCGCCATCTGAGCTTCTCTATCACCAGCTGCAATAGCTGATCTCGATGATCCCATCATACCTGCTTTAGCCATGTTGTCATTCTGAAGACCTGACTCAAGTTTAGCTTGGTCGATAGCGGCTTGTTTGATAGCTGCATTGTCGGTAGGGTCGAATAGACCAGTACCAGCCATAGCATCAGTATATGATCTACGAGCTGCTTCCATAGCGTCCATACCAGAATCTAGGCTATCCTCAGCACGTCCGAATACCATACTCTGTAGGTCAGACTCACCAGCTACTCTACCGAGTGCTCCTGAATCGTACATAGATTTTAGATCATCTAGACCAGTATCAACTACTGGCTTGAAGTCTTTATTAATTGTAGTTTTAGATGTGGTAGTTCCTGAGCTACTACCACCACCGCCCTTTCTAGGTGCGGCTTCCCATTGATTTATATGTTTCATCACTGGGTTCAGTAAGCTTGTCATTAGACTCATAGTCTATCTCCATTGAAAAGACTCGGTACACTTCTTTGTACTTCTCTTTATTAGCACCTGATACCTTATCGATAGCTCGGCTCCATCCCTTCCTACCCCAGAACTGAATATTCCTACAGCCTTGTGACTTGGTATATTCGTAAAGTCTTGGGTGAAAGTCCTCGAAGCCAACATGATTATCAGTCGCTGATGTTATAAGGTGTATGCATCTATATCCATCAAACTCTATGATTTCTGTAGAGGCTGCACCAACTACTTGACCGTCCAAGAATGCGATCCATATGAGTACCTCACCAACTAGTGACCTAGCTACTAAGGTTTCCCACTTTGTTTCCCCAATACCGTGATCATACGCAGGTTTGACGTACTTATCAATTATTGGCATGCACTCTAGTACCTTGTTAGTTGGTACTTCTAGAAGTGTTTTAGTCATTTTGTGTCCTTAAGGTTTTATTTCAAGCAGAACCCAATCTGCGGTTAATCCTGTGAAGCTGTAGTTGTCTGCTGTCCACAACTCAACTAG